CGATTCACTTCTTAAATAGTGCCGCAGAAAACTGGGCGGTAGGGATTAAAAAAATATAAATGAAATATCATTATGCTGATAACGGCTGGACCGTTATTGTTGACGAAAATATAAATGACTTATCAACCGAAGATATACTACGAGTAGGCAGACTTATCGTAAGTAATATGGTTGTTGTCTTTAAAAAACAAAAGCTTACTACTGAAGATGAACTGAGATTCTGTTGGATAATAGGTAATGTACAGCTAACTGAATACGATAGAACTAAACACATATCATTAGTTGACGGTATACTTAGAGTTACAGGTAAGAAGAACGATGCAGGTGAACCAGGATTATTTGGTCATACAAGTGCATTGGACTGGCATTCAAATCAAGCGAGTAGTAAGAAGCGTATGCCACTCATATGGTTGTATGGATTAGAAGGCACTCAGGGTAGTCGTACATCTTGGATCAATATGATTGAAGCTTGTAGAGATTTAAGTGTCGAAGATCGTATGGAACTACGAAATAAAAAAGCATACTTCGGATACGAAGATGGTAAGTATAGTACAAGTCGATTCTTTCATAACCATGTAAATAAAGACAATCTATTTCCGGTTGTAATGGAAAATGCAGGTGGATATGAGGGATTATATTTCCCTTTCTTGCAGATGTTCGGTATGGAAAATACATCTCAAAAAGATTTTAATGAGATAATGGAACGAACCATTGCTCATGTGACTCAAGAGAAATATACTTATCATCATGACTGGGATGACGGAGACGTTGTACTATCTGAACAATGGTTGAGTATACATAAACGTTGGGCATTTGAAGATATGGAAAAGAGAGTATTACATCGAATCGCTTTCGATTATAGTAACATTTATGGTGTACAAGATGATGAAAGCGTAGTATAATATCATTGAAACAACAAGGAATATATTATGGCAGCTAAATGGGCAACTGAAGAATATCAACCTGATATTAATTACAAATTTAACGAAGCTAATCTTATTAAAGAATTTAAAGATTATATTGATTCTACATATAGTTCACACTATTCTCAAAATGGTTTTCAATCTACAGAGATTATTATTGAACGTGGTCATGGTACAGGTTTTTGTATGGGCAATATTGATAAGTATTCGAATCGATATGGTAAAAAAGGCAACCATGCAGATCAACGTAAAGATCTAATAAAAATAATGCACTATGCATTACTTCAACTTTCTATTCATGATAACTTAAAAAAGTAACATATTTGTCACACCCTTAAAACCCTAGATGTAATAAATATTCCCATAGTAACTATCATGAAAGGAAATTACTATGGACGTACTAACTAAAGTCAGAAACTGGGCTGCTGGCCTAGCTGACGTAGGCGTATCACTTGCTGCATTAGCGATCATCGTCGAAGTTCTAGGAATGGGCGTTATGCCATTCATGGGCGACGTAAGCGTAATAGACAATGTATCAAGCATAATGAGTTCTCTTGGAGCTGAAGGATTAATCGGTTTAGTAGCTGTATGGATTCTATGGTCAATATGGGAACGTAAATAATAGTGTAACTATTATGTCACACAAAGAATTTTAATAAGAATATATTGTGTACAAGTGGTCTTATTTAGTCTATAATGGCTAAATAAGACTGCAGTTGCTGAAGCAACTTGAAATCGGATCGGACTTGGGGGCGGTACCCAACGACTCCACCATAAGCACATTTACTGAGTGTGTTTTTATGGGGTCGAAATAGAATCGACGGACGGTGTAGGGAAGTGGAGACTGCCGGATGATCGCGCATAGATCAAACAAAACAAACGCAAACTCAAATTTTGCACCTCGTGAATTCGCCTTAGCGGCATAATTTAACGGAGCTGGTGACTTGCTTGGCAACAGAAAAGTCACACGCAATTTCATAACAAGGAAAAAATATATGAAAAATTTACTACTAGCTTCTGCACTAGTTGCTTTCTCAAGCACCGCTGCATTCGCTGAAGGCGGACCATTGTCTTCAATCAAACCAGATGCATCTGTTGAGTATGCATTGGAAGCAAAAAAATGGTCAGGTGACGTAGGCGTAACTGCTAACCTTTTTGGTGTTTCAGTTAGACCAGCTGCTGATTGGTCATATTCAAGTGGAAATTCACTTGCAGTTGACGGATTCAGCGTAAAAGGCACTATGCCTTTAGCAGGCGGACTATCAGCTTATTCAAAATTGTCTATGTCAAGCAAATTTAAATATAGCGATGTTACTCTCGGAGTCGCATTTAGCTTCTAACAGGAGTTTATGATGGATAAGATACAAGTTTTCTTGCTAAAGTTATTCAGAATAAAAACAAAACCTCAGGTCAAATATCTTGGGGGCAAGGGGACTTAGCGTCCCCTTTTTACATTATAGATAGAGTTATGAAAAAAGAATTAGTGGTAATTGGATGCAGCTTTTCACACGATTATGTTGTAAAAGAGATTGATGGTTATAGAGAAGTGACTTCATTCTCAAATAACGGATATATTACTTACAACGATTTAGAACCCTTTAAAATATGGCCAACAATTGTAGCTGAAAGATTAAATTTAAAACTAGTTAATTTATCTATGAGCGGCAGTGGTAATGAAAGAATCTTTAGTAAAGTATTAGATTATGTTTCTAAGAATCATAAAAAAATAAGTAAAGTTATAGTACAATGGTCTGGAATTCTTAGATTAGATCTAGAAACGCTTTATGGTCTGCGATTACTAGGTTGGCAACATTTAAATCCATCTAACATACCTGAACACGGACACCCTGAAGGTTTCGATCAAGTCGTGAAAGATTTAGCTAAAAAAAGTTGGCCAAATGTAACTTCTGGAATAAACGGCTGGTTAAGAAGAGTTTATGCATTGCAAAATGTTTTTACACAATTAAATGTTGATTATCATTTTGTGACTGGTCTTACTGAAGAAAAAGAAATTTCTCCAGGCGTTTTTGATGAAAATTGGTATACTAAATGCGCTGATGCATTACTTAAATCTCAGTATTTTGATTTGATAGATAAAGAAAAATATATAGGTTGGCCCGTATGGGAAGACTTAGATGGTTTTTGTTTCCAAGATATTATACATTCGCATGAAGAAAATAATTGGAAATATTGGTGTAGTCAAACAGATGGCCATCCAAATAAATTAGGCCACGAAAAAATAGCAGAAACTATATTAAATGAAATATAATATTGAAAAGATGTTGTCTGAAATAAAGACATTACCAAGACGTTATAATCTATCTTACGTCCAACTTCAATCTTGGAAAGAAAATCCAGAACCACAAGATGCATTTGAAAATGTAGCTGGTCGTAACGGTTGGACACCAGATACTAGATTAGATTTTGATTACAAATATAAGATATTCGATATTCCATATATCAATTCTATTATAGACGAATTAGATCTATATAAAGCTCGCATTACATTTCTAAAAGAAAAAGAGTGTTACACTTGGCATAGAGACATGCACCCGCGGGTACACGTACCTGTGGTGAGTGATCCATTTACTTGCTTTATGATAACACAATCCAAATTTAATCCAGATGATAAGGGCCAGATGCATCGCATGCCAGTTGGCGAAAAATACTATATAGATACTACAATACATCATACAGCAATCAACGGTGGTATACCAGAACGTATACACTTATTAGGAACGGTGACAGGACCATGATCAAACTAAAATGGCGAATCATATTATTATGGAGAAAACTTACTCGTAAAAAAAGTTTTAAACCTCCTCGATTTATATACGATAATAGACCAGATAAAAAATGAAAAAATTATTAGCTAGTGGTTGCAGTTGGACTGATGCATCTTTCTTTTCTCATTTAGAATTTTTACCTGACAAAAAACGTGGTGGTTGGCCTATGTGGCCAGAGATCATCGGTAAAGAACTTGGATTAGAAGTAATCAATACTGGTGCGCAAGGTAGAGGTAACGGATACATTGGCCAAAGTATAATTGATAACATAATTAAGTACGGCGATCAAGTTGAGTTAGTAGCTATACTGTGGACTCAAGTTGATAGAATTGAGATATACAATTCTACTCAAATTCCAGTTCTTCAAATGATGGCAAAAAACGATCCAAGTCAAACTACGCTTGCAGAAATGCTGGCTTCTAATATCGATCATTTAACCACTATTCCGTTTGAATGGGATATGGGCGAATGGAGACGTCATGACATATACAATACATGGATTAATAGCAGTTTAAGAATGATGTATATAGTTGCAGAAATGTGTACACATAGAAATATTAAATGCGTCTTTGATCAGGGTTTATTATTTTGGTGGCATAAAGAATTAGCAGAGATAAAAAAGCATATTAATCAAGAGATGTGGATTAAAGAAGAAGAATGGTTGACATTGTTAGAAACAAATGCATTATATAAAAGCTTCATGAAAGATTACGGCCATTTGTTTATTAAACCTAAAGCTTTGATTATTCCGGAACAAACCGTAGGTTATGGCTTTCATGTAAGAGATGATTTAAAAGTACATATGCCTGGTTATTTATTAACTGGAAATTTAGCATCTGATTATAACTCAACTGATTCAGATGCTCATCCAAATGCAGAAGGTCAAAAATTAATCGCTGAAAGATTTAGTAAATGTCTCAAAAAATATTATTAGCAAGTGGTGACAGTTTCACAGATCCAAAGTTCTTTTCTAGTGATAAATCTATTGATAGCAAACTAAGAGGTGGCTGGCCCATGTGGCCCGAACTTCTTGGTAAAGAACTAAATTTAAAAGTAATAAACACTGGAGATAGTGGCAGAGGCAATGATTACATTGCAAAACAAATACTAGATAAAATATATGAATATGGAGATCAAATCGATACATGTGTTGCTGTTTGGTCTAATGCAGATAGACATGATTTTCATGATAAGAAAAAGAATGTAATAAACATTCCACATGATTTATTAAGTATTTGGGGTAAAAAGAAATCTATTCATAGAATTGAAACACACGTTTTAGCTACGACATATGCTGAATTATTTTCTGAAGAAGGTGAAAATAAGTTTTGGGAAAATTTACTTAACGAATCATTCAGATATATGTGGCTTGTAGCAGAAGCATGTGCGAAATATAATATAAAGTTTGTATTTAGACAAGGTGTAGTATTGTTAGATTATAATTTATGGAATGAAATTTATGATGAAGGTTATATTTGTGATGATTATCAACTGAAAGAAGTAGATTATTATACATTATGTGATACAAACAAATATGCTTTAATGCTAAATAAATATTATAAAAAAAATATAGTATATCCATTCTGGGAATATGATAACTGTATAGCCTCTATTACCGACAAGAACAAAAATAAATTAACTATATCAGAAAATGATAGACATCCAAATGACCAAGGTCAAGTTATAATATCAAAGCTTTTATCTGCTGCTTTAGCTAATGTATCATAAATGTTACACTAAAAAATAATGTAAAATAAACGTGTACATATAAGTAGTACTATGGTATTATATACCTATCAAATGAATAAAGGAAAATTATATGTCACATGAAGTCGAAACAATGGCTTACGCAGGAGAACTACCATGGCACGGTCTTGGTGTTCCAGTATCTAATGAACTAACTCCAATGATGATGCTTGAAAAAGCAGGTCTTGATTGGACAGTCGATGAAGTACCATCATTCGTAGAACATAATGGTGTACAAATACCGACAGGTCAAAAATCTTTAGTCAGATCTACTGACTCTAAAATACTCACAAATGTTGGTAATGGCTGGCATCCAGTACAAAACTATGAAGCATTCAACTTCTTCAATGAGTTTGTAATGTCAGGTGATATGGAGATGCATACTGCTGGTTCACTCAAAGGTGGTCAAATGGTATGGGCATTAGCTAAAGTCAAAGAATCTTTTGATATTTTTGGTGATGATAAAGTCGAATCATTCTTATTGTTTTCAAACCCACATCAGTATGGTAAAGCAATCGATGTTAAGTTTACACCGATACGAGTTGTTTGTAATAATACTCTTACATTATCACTTGAGCAAGATAGCACTAAGCATGTGTCGTCTAACCGTTCAACAAGCGCTAAGCTAAATCACAGAGTTGCATTCGATGCAGATAGTGTAAAAGAAACACTTGGTCTTGCACACGAAAAGTTTGCTATGTACAAAGAAATGGCTTTGCATCTTGGTTCAAGACGAACTACAGCAGAATCATTGATTAAGTATTATAACGATGTATTTCCAAGCACATCACGTAAGCAAGGTGAAAGAGCACCTGTTACACAATACAACGACTTATCTAAAAATGCTAAGCTTTGTTATGATGCTCTTGAAGTACAACCTGGTGCTCACTATGCTGAGGGTAGCTGGTGGCAAGCTCTGAACAGTGTAACATATGTTACTGATCATGTACAGGGTAAAAACAACGATAATCGTATGTACAATCAATGGTTTGGTTATATGGAAAAAGCCAAAATCAATGCAGCAAACAAAGCAGTGGAGTATGCCAATGCAGCATGATCCCTTTGTGGACTGGCCTGAGCCAAGAGTTAAGCGTCTCGAAAGAGTCGCTGACTTACTCACGCATGAAGTCAATGATGCCATTGAAGCTTCTCAGGGTCCAAGCTGGCCTATCATGCATTTAAAACAACTCAAGCAAAGAGTTGAAGAATTACAAGCACTTTTAAAACTGTAATATAAAAGTTACAGTTTCAATCTAAATACATTTAACTGTGTACATATGATATGTATTGCTGTATAGTATGCATATGATAAGGAGAATATTATGGTTTTAAATGACATACAAGACGCTATAACAATCAAGTCTAGATTAGTAGAAATGTTTCATGATACAATAAAAAGACAAGAAGGCGGCCTTCCTATTAAATTCTGTAAAGAATATTTAGATCTCATGGATGATATTGAGGCAAATGTGCGCCGTATAGAAGATCAGATGCTTAGCGAATCAAACATATAAATAGTACCGAAAGGACTATGATATGGCAGTAGAACCAATGGGCAAAACGCCTTTGACATTTAGACAAAGCTTTTTTGAGTATGGCAAAATTGCTAAAGGCGTTAGTACTGGTAAAACTAGATTTGAAGTTTTAAGAGATGCTCTTAAAAATAAAACTACATTGCACATCTCTCCTGGTAAAGAAGTTGTTTTTCTTAATACTGAAGAAAATCAAGACATGATAACTATTTTTGAAGCAGACAGTAATCCTGATAGAAACTTTTATAAATTACGTACTACTTCAGGTGGTTTACAAAAAATTGCAGATCTTTATAAAAGCGTAGTATTTGGAGGTGGATACGGTCCTAAAGATGCAACTGAGTTGTCAGCCTCAATAACTACAGCACGTGGAGAAAGTTTGCAATGTTATTTTTGTGCTCTTTTAACAGATAAACCAAATATAAAACAAAAAGACATAACTCCTTTAAGTTTAAAAAAATATGAAAACGTTCGGGTTTTTACTGGAAAAACAAAATTTAAAGATGTAATTGATGTAACTATCGATTGGTATAATTCAGCTTATTATTCTGCTAAAAAATTAATTGACGAAAACTATATTGATAGAACTTATACATTTCATCGCGGCGATAAAGTGATGGACGCTGTATATAAAATAAAAAAGAAAGCCTTTATTGCAGATAATGTGCCTATATTGAGCGATGATAAATGGAATCCAGGTGATATATGGGCACTGAAAAAAGGACGTGATGTAACTAAGTTGCTAGATGGCGGCGAAGGAAGTGTACTGAAATTAAAAAAAGTTATTCAAACAAAATTTGATTCTAAAGAACTTATTGGCATTTCTCTAAAAATAATAAAAGATGAAAAACAGGCAAAGATATCAATAGAAAATAGCAATAATAATCCTCAAGCAAAAAAGCTTTACGAAATGGAAGGCTTTAAAATATCAGGAGCGAAATCATTTTTCTCAGCTGGTGGTGCAACGATTAATGTTTCTGGCGCTCAAAAATTAGATGTTAGAAGTAAGGGCCGTCTCAGTGGACGTAATATGGATATAGTACTTAAAACCGCAAGAGGTGGTGGTATAGCAGACACTTTTCAGAATGCAGCTGCTGCAAAATATTTAGGAGTATCAAATATACCTGACAATCAGACAATAAAACAAATAAATGGTGCTATCAAAGAAGGTCACGTAATGACAATTAATAAAATTTGGAAAATGGTAGAAACAATCCAGAATTCTCCGCTTAATACACAAAGAACTTCAAATTTAATAGTAGATGCAGCATCTTTTAAACAACAAATGAAAGATACAGAGGATGTTACTAGACATTCAAAATTAGGATGTATCTATATAATTCATGCATTAGTACAAGCTAATCGACAACAAAGAAATCAATTTATAGATTATGTTTTTAACTATGCAGCATCTACTTTACCAGAATCAACTGTATACTTAAAGGTTTATCAATAGTGGAAAGTTTTAATCAACATATAACTGAACAAAAGAATACACACATGACTCACATCGAAGATAAGGTTATCTACGGTGGAGTTAATGGTACACGACAAGCCATACTCGCTCTGCGTGAATTAAGAAAAATGCTCGGAGGAGAAAAAGATGGAAATGTCTCTGTTAAGTGGGATGGCGCTCCTGCTATTTTTGCTGGTACTGATCCGAGTGACGGTCAGTTTTTTGTGGCCAAGAAGGGGATCTTCAACAAAAATCCTAAGGTCTACAAGTCTGCAGCTGACGTTGATGCTGATACTTCTGGTGATCTTGCTCTTAAGCTCAAAGATGCACTCAAATATCTGCCATCACTCGGAATTAAAGGGGTCATTCAAGGTGACTTCTTATTCTCTAAATCAGATATAAGTAAGAAAAAGATTAAAGGAGAAAAGTATGTTACGTTTCATCCAAATACTATTATGTACGCTGTCCCCTCGGGCACGCCAGCTGCGAAAGATATCACATCAGCGAAGATGGGGATTGTCTGGCACACTACATACACAGGAAAAACATTCGAAACAATGAGAGCTTCATATGGTGTAGATGTCAGTAAGTTTAAGAAATCAAGAGCCGTATGGTCTCAAGATGCGATGCTAAAAGATATGACAAACCTTACAATGACAAAGAAAGATACACAACTTGTTGATAGTTATTTGTCACAAGCAGGTACAATGTTTAATAAAATATCTGGTACTACACTACGTCAATTAGAAAGTAATCCTCAACTAGCACAAATGATTGAAACATACAACAATAGCTTTGTTCGTAAGGGTCAGATCATAGGTAATACTGCTGCACATGTCAATGGATTGATTCTCAACATAAGAAAAAAGTTTGCAAAGACCGCAAGTCAAAGATCTACTGCAGCTGGCAGAGGCGCACAACTTACAAAACGTAACGAAATGCTTAAATTCTTTTCACCTGCCAATAAAAAATCTTTAAAATTAATGTTCGATTTGCAAAAAATTATAGTTTTAGCGAAATTAAAAATTATAAATATACTCAATAGACTATCTAATGTTAACACATTTGTAAAGACTCGTACTGGTTATAAGACCACAGGGCCTGAAGGTTACGTAGCAATAGATAGACTTGGTGGTGACGCGGTAAAGATCGTTGACAGAATGGAATTCTCGTACAACAACTTTTCGCCTGATATACTAAAAGGATGGGACAAACCGGGAAGATGACCAATGAAAAAAAATAAAAGCTTTAGCAACTTTATTAAAGAAGGCGGACTATGGGCAAACATCCATAAACGTCGCAAAGCAGGAAAAGCACCCAAGAAGCCAGGGGAAAAAGGCTATCCAAAAACATTAGATGTAGAATCAAAAGAAGTCAGTGAATTATCATCAGCTGATTTAAAGCTTATGAACAAAATGTATGATAAGAAAGGTAACCAAACTGCTATAGGCAAAAAGGTTATGGATCATGGTAAGAAACGTGATGCAGCAAAGAAAGAAGCTTACGAACCGATTACTACAAAGAGACAACAAGCTCTTGCTAAAGCAGCATCAGAGCCCAAAAAACCTGTGACATTACCAAGAGCTCCATGGGACAAAGGCACTAAGGTTACATACGATAAAAACGGTAAAGTCGTAAAAGAAGGTGCGTATGATTCTCCTGCTAAGAAAAAACCAGTATCTCAGATGTCTTCAGCTGAAAAGAAAGCAAACGATGAAAGACGAAAAGCTTACAAAGATTTTCAAAAATCTAAAAGAGATCAAACCGAAGGTGCTATGAAGCGTATGTCTACTGGTGATGGTATGAAAACATTTAAGAAAAAACCATCAGGCGATTCTGAAGTTAAAGCTATTAATAAAGCTTTAATGAAAAATCGTAATAATCCTCAAGAAAGAGATAAAGACGTTGTAAAAATTAATAAGTCTTTAGCTCAAATGCGAGGAGAAGCATTCAGCGCTAGAGCAATCGTTAAAAAACCACGTGCAGGCGATGGTAAACCAATGCATAGTGCACCAGGTGCTCGTGGACCTGAACATAAAGCTGCAGTTAAAAAATATGTATCTGGCATGAAGAGCAGAAGACCAGGTAATACAACGAGTACATTACCCCGTCAAATGAAAGATCCTAAGAAGGATGCAATGGTTGCTAAAGGTGGTAAAGTAAAAGTTGTTGATAAAAGCAAAGAAGCAGATCATCTTAAAAGAGGTTATGTAAGAGCCGAAGATACTATCAGTAAAGAGCTTTTCATGAAAGAAGCAAAGACCATGATGGTTACTCGTCCTGGTTCTAACAGACCGATTCAGATTACAGTAGATCAATGGCCTTCATTTAAAATGCGTGGATATCATCATGCAGAACAAAAAGAAAATATGATGACTATGAAGCTAATTGATAAAATGAAGAAAGCTTCACCTGCTGCGAAGAAAGCTTTAGAAGCACCATCGCGTGTTGACAATAAAGATGATAAAAAAGTTAGTGAGCTAACTATTGCTGATGTAAGAAAAGCCACTGAAAAAGCAAAGAAGCGTCAGGAAAAAGAACGAAAAGCTACAGGAAAAACTAGTACATCTACAACTGATCTTGCGTCACGTAACGAAGAAGTTGAAACTATAAAAACACGTGCAGGAGAAAGACCTAAAGGAGTAGGTTGGGGTCTTCATAGGTCAGGTCAACAGCGCAAAGAACCTCATGATGTTTGGAAAAGAACTACTAAAAAAGTAGCTACTAAAAAAGTAGAAGAATCATTCATCACTGAAAAAGCTAAATCAGGTCTTGCTGCTAAAGCAAAGAAATCAGGAATCTCACAAAGTGTACTCAGATCAGTATACAATAGAGGAATGGCCGCATGGAAAACTGGTCACAGACCAGGTACTACACCACAGCAATGGGCAATGGCAAGAGTAAATTCTTTTATTACTAAAGGATCAGGCACATGGGGTGGAGCAGATAAAGATCTTGCTGGTAAAGTAAGAAAAGAAGATGTTAACCCTGAATGTGAGTGTGAAGATTGTCAATGCAATCCATGCGAATGTGGAGACTGGCGTGCAAATATGGGTCCTGGTGCAGGTGGAATACCTACAAATCAAGCAGAAAAACTTGGCGAAGCTAAGAAGGTTAAAATGTGCGAAGACTGTGGTTGCAAGTATGGTAACATAGATCCTGATTGTGATTGTCCAAATGACGGTAGTGATCCAATGGGAGAGCACTGGACGTTAGAACCACATACAGCTACTGAAGCACTTGACATGAAACAACGTCTTGCAAGAGCTCGTTCAGCGAGAAAGAATAAAGCTAAGTTAGCGATGGGTCGTAAGAAGGCTGGTCGTCGTATTGCAAGTATGAAAGTTCTCAAGAAGAGAGCTCAACGTGCTGCACGTAAAACATTAACTAAACGTCTTACAAAAGGTATTGCAAAAAGAGATTTAACAGTGGGACGTAAGAAAGAAATTGAAAAGAAACTAGATAGTAAAACTTTTCAAGTCAAAGCAACTAGATTAGTTAAGCGTACGATAAAAGATATACGTAAAAAAGAAATTGCAAGAAAAAGAAAATAATACATTATGGTCACAAGCTTTACACAGTTTTTAGTAGAAGAAGAGAGAGAAATTTACTTCTCATTTGGTAGGATGAATCCACCTACAATCGGGCATGAGAAGCTTTTAGAAAAGCTTTCAAGCACATCTGGATCTAGTCCTTATCGAATGTATTTGTCTCAGTCCTATGATGCTAAATCAAATCCATTACCTTACAAAGAAAAAGTCAAGACTGTCAGGAAGATGTTTCCTCGACATGCTCGTGGTGTTATACTCAATAGTAAACTAAGAAACGTTATGGAAGTTGCAGCCTCTTTATATAAAGAAGGTTACAAGCGAGTCACAATGGTTGTTGGCTCAGACAGAGTTATTGAGTTCAGAACAATTCTAGAAAAATACAATGGTAAGAAATCTCGTCATGGCTTTTATAACTTTCAGAGAATGAACGTAGTAAGCGCAGGTGCCCGTGATCCTGATGCTCCAGGAGCTACTGGTATGTCTGCGTCTAAACTACGCGAGTCTGCAAGAGCAAATGATTTCAGAACATTCTCACAGGGTTTACCGAGATCATTCTCTAATAAGAACTCAAAAGATTTATTCAATAGCGTTCGTAAAGGTATGAATCTTAAACCAGTTAAAGAATGGAAGTATCACGTTGCACTCGATACCTTATCAGAGAATAGAGAACATTATGTTGCTGGTATATTGTATAACATTGGTGATCAAGTTATTATCAAAGAAACAAATGAACTAGTGACAGTTGCTGGTCGTGGTCCGAA